TGAGTTCCAGAGCCAGCGGTTCCTGTAGAGCCCAGGCTGCCAAGGGATGCATTTCCGGCCCCGGTCATTCCAAGAACGCCGCTGGTTGCCCCTAGAAAATTGCCATAGGCCAAATTTGCGCCGACACCAAGAGCTTGCCCAGCAAGGCCAAGTCCTGCGTTTCCAGTTGCTTTGCCCGCAAGCCCAAGACCCGCAATAGTAGCCCCCAATGGTCCCGTTGAGGCCAACGCGAGAGCGGTAAAAGCATCTCTTGCCGAGATGTTTGATAAACTAAATCCGGATGACCCTCGAGCAGAGCCCGATTTCGATGCAGCAGATCCGGATTGCGCAGCAGCGGCCTGTGCATTTGCAGCGTCAATTGCATCCTGTTCGCTTTGTGCAATAGAGGCTTGCGCGGCTACCTCGGCAGCAACCTGGGCGGCGGCAGCATCTTCGGCCTGCGCTGCGCTCATTGACTCCATCGCGGCGGCGTTCGCAGCGGCGTCGGCGGCGGCTTGAGCATTTGCGGCATCAATTGCACTCACATCGCTGGCACTCATGCCTCCCAAATCACCGGCACTCATACTGCCCAAATCACTAGCGGACATGCCCCCTAAATCGCCGCCAGAGGCGTCCATGCCTCCTCCGCCATCTGCACCGCCACCGCCACCATCTCCACCGCCGCCAGCATCTCCACCATTATCACCCTGGTATGAAGGTACGTTGTCTGGGCCGTAGTGGTCATGCTCATCCACGCCAGAGTTGTGGATGTCCATCTTTTTGAGAAACTCGGCCTGCTCGTCCGTGACATAAACCAGACGAGCCATCGGATGATCAGGAGAGGACTTCCAGCCAATGGGGACATTTCTCGCCTTTTCGCCGCCACCAACCCTATTCTCAATACGCATTCCGGATGGGGCCAAGAATGGAATGCCAGAGGGGCCAAGATGAAATACAAAACCATCCCCTTGCTTTCTTGACTCCTTTTTCAAGAGATCAATCTCAGCGTCGGTGATATAAGCCAGTTGCGTCACAACCGCACCATCATTGGGCTGCCAATATCTCGGAGCCCTTGATATGCGTTGATCGCTATACCACTGCGAGCTAGTCCAAGACCCGCCTTTAGTAGATTTTTTCTGTTTAGCCATTTTGTAAATTACGCCGTAAGAGTTGGGTTAATGGCACCGACTAAGGCCTGAGCCCAGTCCATCCAGTTGTCGAACTCATCCGTCATGGGGATGGCCTCGTTGGCAAACACATCGATGGCGCCCAGGCCGTTGCCCCACTTCTTCCAATCGGTGCTCGCGTCAGGGATCGAAAGCTGCTGCGCCGCATACAACTCGACCATGAGGCAAGCCCACGACTCAAAGGTGTGATACCTGGGGTCATAGACCTGAGCCGGATTAAGGGCCATATGGCCTCACATCGCCCACCTCGGCGTTCAGGAGCAGTCTGCCCAGTTGATAGTTCCCCCCGGCCACATCAGAGATAAACCGAAGGCGCAATTCTCGGCGCTGCTCGCGCATGTCAATCTTGCCGGTGTTCGGCCCGAAGATGTACGGGGCAGACTCCTTGTCCTCCCCCTGTGCGAACGGCCGCCCGGTGACGATGACCGACATCTCGCCAGATTGCAGGAAGTCCGGCTCAATCCTCTCGATCCTGAGCCAACGATTCAAGCCATCAGGGGCGGCCTGAGAGGGGCCTCCAGCGGTCAAGCTCAAGTCACTGGTTTCAAAGTAGCTGCGGATGGCCGACACATTTTGACCTTCAATGTCGTCAGTTCCGATCTCGTGCTGGTACAGGCGAACCAATCCAGCGGGTGTCGAAAAAGTCAACGAAACCGCACCGCTACCCGTGGCCGCGTCAGACATCTCAACGCCCTGGGCATAAATGGCTGACACGGGGATCGCAAAGCCAGACCCAGTGCCGCCCAAATTGGTGTTGCTGGCGCTCAGGCTGTCCCCAACCTCGTATCCGGCTCCACGGTCCGTCACAGTCACTGACGTAACCTGACCCCCAACAACAGAAATCGTCGCCTTTGCGTTCGATCCAGAGCCTCCCGTGAGGGGAACATTGGTGTATGTGGCGTCCACATACCCAGACCCAGGCGTAATCGCCCCCAGGGTCTTGATGTTGCTTGAGGTGATGGCCACAACAGTCGTGCCCGTTGGGATATTCGATCCCGATATGACCTGATTGAGGGCAATCTGTACGTTGTAGGTGTCCAGATACAAAAACTCGCTGCCAGAGGTCGTGTTAAATGTGGCCACAAAAACGGCCTCGGCTTCACTGGCATCCCAATTGGCCGCGACCGGAAAGGCAAAAACCTGGGAGAAGTACCCGGCAGACCGACGCGCACCCAGGGCCTGCCCGGCGTCATACCAGACGTTCTCGCGCACGTTGTAGATGATGGCGTCGGTGCATTCAGTCGCATCCCCACGGGGATAGAACCACCAGATCTCGCCGTACCTGGGCACCTTGGTGACCCAGACTTTCTGACGCTGAGAGTAGTTCAGGTTGTCGAAGAAGTAGTTCTGGTTCATGTTGTTCGGAATCTCCTTGACCACGCCGTTGTAAAGGAGAAAACGGTCAACACCGCACCAGTAGTAGATCCCGTCGTACTCAATGGCCGACTGGGATGACAGGATTGAGGACTGACTGCTGATGATGTCGTAGCGCCAGAACTGAGGGGGCGTGCCGGTGCCGCCAATGAAAGACACGCGGATGAGGCTGTCAAGGCTCCAAAACAGCCCAGAAGGCGCGTTGGAGCCACCCCTGACGGGTAACCCCTGGACGATCTTTCCGGTGGCCACATTGGTCGCATTTGCGTCCGCAGAAACCCAGTCTTGCAAGTTGCCGGCCGAGCAGTTTTGGATCAGGCCGTTGTTGCCATACACGAACAGGTACGGGTGAAGGGACACCACCCCGCCAGAGACAGAGATGTTGTTGTCGAACGTGACAGTCACCGTGGCCGAGGCCGTGGCGTTGTTGGAGATCGTCACGCTGGTCGTCGAGACAGACACCACAGTGGTGTTGGCAGGAATGCCTGCGCCGGTCACGGTCTGGCCCGCACCGATCAGGGGGTTTGCCGCCGCCAGGGTGATGATGTTGTTGCCGTTTACGGTCGTCGCCGAGTCGGTGAAAACGCCGACCTTGGACATCGTTGATCCGTTGATGTTGCCGGCCAGGACAGGACTGTTAGCGGTGCTGTCAATCGCCGCAAGATTCCTTCCGGGGTGGGCAACAATCGTCTGCAATCCAGATCCGGAGACATCGTAAAAGCCATCGAACTGCCAAAGGTTCAAAGGAGATGAGGTGAAGTTGGACAGCGTGAAGTTGGTTACGCCGGCACCAACTCCGTTGTCGTCAATCACAAGAACCTGCAAGCCGTCAGCGTAGCCGCTGAAGATTGAGTTGAAGGCGTCTTGAGAGTTGACCCAGATGCCTCGAGAAGGACCGCTCAGGCCGTCAGAGATGACCCGATATCCACCGATCTTCCTTGGGCGGCCACGCTGAAATCGCACCCATTGCCCGTCGTTGTAGAACAGCTTGTCGTAAACGGTTCCATCGCGCTGGATTCCAGGCTGCGTGTCAAGCGAGAAAACCTTCTGCGTCATTTAGAACGCCCCACCTTGAACGCCGCTGCTGAACGTGCCAGTGCCGGTGATAGACAGCCCTGTGGCCGTCAGACCAAAATACTTTGTACCCAGCACGGCAATCCCAAACTCGCCAGACCCTGGACGATAAATGCCAGTTGACGTTTCATTTGCAAAATTGAGAGATGGTGCGCCAGCAGTGCCGTCAACCAACGACACATTGACAGCGCCGGCAGCAATCGTCGAGGCATTGAGCAAGTTGACAGAGTCGCACAGCAAGATAACCTGCTGACCGGCTGGAATGGTTGCCGTCGCGCCACCAGATCCAGTGGTAAACGTGATCTGATACCCAGATCCACCACCGTCAGTCTGATTGGTGATGTAGTACACCTGAACCGTTTGGGGCAGGTTGACCGTCACGTTGCCGGACAGAGTGCCGGTGTACTTTTGCACCACGTTGGATGCCTCTGACGCCGTCAAGGTGTACGAACCCGAAACAACCGCCTTGGTCAACTGCGTGAAGTTGAACTGCGTGCTGCGACCCAATCCAACCGTGAAGAAGGCAGTCCCAGAACACACCACAAAGGCAGAATCAGCAGGCTGCAAGGCAATGCTCGCGGCACCGTTGATCAAGCCTCCAGCGGGAGTTACCGTCAGGGTTCCGGTGCCACCGTTGCGCACCATGAAGAACCAATCGTTGCCAAGGGTCGTTGCGGCAGTCACGCCCAAAGTCCCAGATCCGCCAGTCCAGACGTAGGAGGACGCTCGGTCAGTAGCAACTGCGGTGTAGTTGCTCGAGAACGTCTGAACCGTATGAGCCTGATTGAGTGTCGTCGAGATGGCCTTCAGGCCATACCCAGCAAGAGTCGCAGCGTCTGCGCTCGAGCTTCCCACGCCGAAGGAGATGATGCCCCAGGTGCCGGCCTCGGTCGCGTTGGTCGTGATGTAGATGTACTTGGCCTCGCCGGAGGCCACGGCGACGATGGTGTTGCCGTTGTAGTCAGCCACCGTGAAGGTGGTTGCCCCGACGTTGCGGATCAGCGCATCCTGGCCGACAGAGGTCTGGTTGGCTGGCGGCATCTTGAGCAGCAAGCTGCCCGCCGTGGCCGTGACGTTCATGATCCTGGCGGCAGCGTTGTCCGTGTCGCTGCCGTTGATCGGCCAGGACAGGGTCGTGGTGACGCTCAGGGTGATGGCGCGGAACGAAACGTCCGTCGGCTGGATCACATTTCCGCTAAAAACCGAATTAAAGCTCATGAATCCCTCACAATCGCCTGACGGTCAGCCACCCTGGTGATGTTTTCTTCCTTCAGGACTTGGATGATGCGGTCGTAGTTGCCCTGCCACATTGGCATGCGCTCGTCGTTCTTGAGGAACGGCATGGCCTGGAGCAGGGAGCCATAGAGCAGCGCCTGGGGGGCGTACTGCGTGAACCAGTTGGACTGGTTTGCTGAATCAAGCGGCTGCACGCGCTCGTAGTACAGCACCTCGTAGTTGTATGCGACATCGGGCGTCGGGCCAACGAGCCAGTGTTCGTAGTCGTAGTCGCAGAAGAACTTCGGGGCATCCTCCTGCGCCGGATCTGGCCAATACTCTCGGATGTACTCGTAGCTGCGGATCAGCACCGGCTGACGCTTGCCGGCCACCGTGACGTTCATGGAGACAGTCTTACGCCAACGCGCCGGCTTGGCAATCACGTTGGCACCCTGAACCATTTGGCTGGTCACCACTTGGATGTTGCCCAGGAATTTCAGATCGGCGGCAATGATCTGTTCCGCCAGCATGATGAACTGGGGAATCTTGTCCAGGGTGGCTTGGTCGGTACGCTCCAGATAGGTCTGGATGTCGTTGACCAAGCTGTTGTACGTCATGACTGCGGCTACGGTCATCACCACACCTTCTTCTTGATGGAGTCGGGCTGCGGGACAAATTGTTTGCCCTGGCGCATGCCCTCTCTCTTGGCTCGCGTTGTTGCCGCGTATTCAGAAGGTGTTAACTTCTCTCGTGCCTTTTTGGGCAGATACCGCTCGCCGGTTGCTTGGGAACCCTGTGTGGACGGCTTTCCAGACTTCGTGCCCCAGTCCTCTTTCGTCCACTGCGAAAGCGAATTATCCGCCTTCTTGGGGCCTTTGTAACCCCCCCCTGACGATTTGTACTTCTGCGTGGCAAGCTGGGCCTTCCTGGCGCTCCATTGCCCAGGAGAGCCACCTTTCCCGCTGGCCTTGACCTGAGAGACGATCCTGTCCCATTTTGCCGGGTTTGTTTTCTTTGCCGTGCTCATGATAGGAAAAAT